TTCAAAAACGGAGAGATCGAGCTGGACGGAGGGGTCTTCGTTCCACACGACAACTCTTTCATCGAGGATGATGTGTACGGGACCTATGACGACCATGACGACGGCGCCGCGGGCCTGGTGTACTCCTCGATCTACCTGGGCGCTGATGCTTTCGGCATCCCGCAGCTCTCCAACAAACGCGCCGGCTCGAGCCAGATGGCGCCGCACATAACGATCCTGGCCGGACCGGATAAGTCCGACCCGAACAACCTCAAAACTACATTGGCGTGGAAAGCGCTATGGGGCTGCAAACCGTTCATCACGAATGTAACCGGCGAAGTGCCGCACTACGGCGTGCTCCGGACCAAAACCGCCTTCGTCTAGGCCACTAGCGTGGCGGCCACTGGGGGGAATTTCCCCCCAGGCCGCCACACAAACCAAACCAGCAACTTTTGAAATTATGAAATTATCAACTCTCTCTCTTGTGATCGCTCTGGCGATCGTGGCTGCGGTGCCTATGGCGGCGCCGGCTCAATCGATCTCGGGAACTGCCCAGACGGGCTTTTCCACTTGCACGACTAACGGGGCGACCACGCTCAGTTACGCGATCGTGTCGGCTAACTCCGCCAGCGGCGGCGCGCCGATTGTTACCTACGTCAATGCAGCGAGCGACAAGGCTAACTCGCGCCTGCAGTTCTACCGGGTGGATGCGGCTACGTCGGCCAACTACAGCAACGCCACCGTTACTATCCCCGTGAACAGCACCAACGGGATCGGCGATGGCAGCGGGGTAATCATCATCCGCCATGTGGCGAGTGATACTTACGAAAAGCGGATCCTCACGACGTCCACAGGCACAACTAACCTGGTTGTGACGGTGGCTCCGATCGGAACTGTGGCCCCCGGCGATCTCATCTATCACGCGACGCAAACAGGAGCAGGCTGCATTCGCTGGGGAGCAAGCACTAACTCGGTGGGCCCGAGCAACGGCCCGCTCTATTCCGGCCAGGCAGGCCTCCCACTCCTGGTTGAAATAGATGCCACGACCGTGGGCGAGGTGAATGTCGTTGCCGGCACTTACAGCCGCTAAAGCCTAGCACTTACAATGGCCGGCCCGGACCTTGGGTTTGAAAACTTGCACTTCTAAACAGACAGGGAGTTTCCGGCCGGCCGTTTAAGGATAGCCACCAACCGAAGGAAAACAAAATGAACCAAAGATTTATGACCCCGAGCGGCATCAACGACATGGGCGGAGGCGGCGACGCTGAGTACGAGCCGGATCCCGAAGACGCCAACGAAGCGGCCGAACCTGGGGAAGCGGCGCCGGTGGGCGAGCTGTGCGTCCCGACCCAGGCCCTGGCGATGCCTGATGAACAGGATCAACTAGCCACACCTGAGCCGGGCGATGTGGTGACTTTACAAGTCGAAGGCAAGGTCTCGCGCGTGGAAGGGGACAACGCTTACGTGACGCCCTCGAGCGTCAACGGCCAACCGATTGGCGAGAAGAAGCCAGCCGAACCGGTCGCGCCGGAGCAACAGGACCAGGCCGACTATTCCCAACTGCAAGACATGGCCCAACAGCAAGGATCCATGTGACCAGCTCAACGCAACACAAGGGTAACGGTGCCCTGGTGCAAAAGCGGATTGTCTCGACGCAATACTGCGAGCTGGCGGCCGTGGTAGGCAGTAACCCGGGCGCAGATGTTTACATTCTGATCTTCGAACTGGCCGCGGAACCGGCGCCAGGCGCTGTGCCCGATTTCGGCTTTCTAGCCGATGCCGGCCGGCCTTACGCGTTTGCTTTGCCGCGGGATGTGGAGTTGTCCGCCTGCACAGTGGTCGCGAGCTCCACGCTGGACACCTACACGGCGGCAGCCGGCACGCCGGTAACCATTCAAGCGCTGTTAGCCGCATGAAAACTTTGCACTGGCGAATTGTGGCGAGCCTGGTCGCGGCTTTTGGCGCAGCCGTGCTCCTGGTGAGCGTGGGCGCGCCCTCTCTTCTGATGGGAGCTGGGATCCCGACGGTAGGATCGTTCCCGCGCGGCAGCGGCGGCGGAACAAACGCCGGCGGCGGCACGGTGAGCAACAACGTTGCCCTGGCGGCCGGCCGGTTGGTGGTAGGCAACGGCAACGGCAGCGTGAGCACGACGCAGACGGTCACGAGCGCTAACGTGGCGGCCACTGTCAGCGACGAAACGGGCAGCGCCGCGCTGGTGTTCTCAGCCAGTCCGGCACTGTCTAACCCGACTGTGACCAGCGGAGCGACCTTTGACCAGGGCGGCGGAGTCTTGCTGAGTGTCGGCCGGGGCCGGACGACGGCGCCCGATGTGTCTTCCTTCAACGCCGGCGGCTTTCTGTTTTCGGCTCTGGCAGGCAATGGTTATTTCTTCGATACACGGATGGCCGGCAGTGCGGCGCATACGACGGTGGGTTTTGACCTGCGCGCCGGCGGCGGAACCGAACCGGGCATTATCCGCACGTACGGACAACACAACCGCACCGAGCAAGGGGCGACCTACACCAGTTACGACGATTTGGGGGGTGGCTCCGGATCGGCGTTGCGGGATTTGCCCAGCCCGAGCGACGTCTTTCTTAACCAACGCAACCCGGCGTTTGTGATTGCCTGCGGAGTGTCCAACGCAGCCAACCAGGCGACGATGCTTTCGGCCATATCCAACTTCTACGCGGCCGGGCTGGGCGTGCTCACCAATTACAACATTCCGTTGGTGTATGAGCAGGAAAATTTCTGGTTAAAAACCAACCGCGACGGCAGCGGCAATCTGGCGTGGCGCACTGACCTGTTTCCCATGCAAGCGAGCTCCCCGACGAATTGCGCCTGGTCGTTACGGACGAATAATTTCGAGCTCTGGCTGATGCTGTACGCCGATTCGAAAAGTCCTTCCGGAGCCAACACCGAAATTGACGTGGACGCTTTCACCGGCGCGACCTTTTGGGAAAACCCCAATGGCGCCAACGGGATCCCCGGCACTGGCTTGATGCAGCCGATCGTTACGGCGACGAGCATGCACAATGACATGACCACTTTCTACCAGTGGAACGTCGGCGGAGTGACTTTTCAGGATACGACTTACGGCGCCGGCAAACCCGAGTGCATGGAACAAATGGCGCGCCTGGCGGGCGCTTCCTCAGTTTTTCCCGGCTCAGCGTCTTACCCATCGATCATCGATGAGGCGTACTGGCCGCATTACTGGACTAACCGGCTGAACAATCACGGAATGATCTTCAACTTCCTTTTTCCGCCGGCGCAACTGCCTTTCAACCTGGGGCTGGTGGCCAACGGTGCGGCGCTGGAATCCGGCGTAGTCATCACCGAGCCGGGCAGCTCCGGCATTTTGCGGTTCTGCATTGGCGCGATGCGGCCGGTCTTGCAGTTCCTCACCAACACACCGGCCGGCACGGTCCATTTCATCCCGCAAACGGACAACCTCCTCTACGACGGTTCATGGAATTACGCAGACTGCAAAGATTACCTCTCGATGATTGCCATGAACGGCTCGGATGAATGGTTGCGCTCAGCCAACGGCGGCATTGTGACCAACACCAGCTTTGCGCGACTGACGACCAACGTTAATTACATCCGCATCTGGCAGGACACTCTGCGCGGGCCCGCCAGCGGGTTGCGCTGCCTGAGCCTGGGCCCGACCAATATGATTTTTGCTCGGCCACTGGACCGCGGCCAGTACGCGCTCTGGTTTGTGAACGAAGACCCGAGCGTCGCCACGAACCTAACCACGGCGTTGGCCGGCCTGGGTATACCGAGCAACACCGTGTGGACAGTCACGGAGTCGTGGACCAATAGCGTGCTGGGGCTGGCGACCAACAGCTACAGCAGCACATTGGCAGCGACTAACTCGCAGCTTGTAATTCTGACGCCGTCGACGACCTACAACGGGACCTTCTTTGGGGATGCCACAGGGTTAACGAATCTTTTCGCGACAGCCACCAACCTGGGGCCGCTTTCATTTGCGACCAACGCCGGAGCGGTGACGCTGTTCGAGCTACCCGTTAACACCAACCAATCGGGCGCCAGTGTGGGAACAACCATGAGCGTTGCGATGAATTTGAACGTCAGCAATTTGGTGGTGCTCTCCGCCAAAGCTAACCACGCCGGCGTGCTGACCAATCATACAACAACCGTTAACTCGGTCTTTACCGTGGCCAACGGACTAACTCTTTTGACCAACGCTTTAACGTCCTGGCCACCGATCCCGCCATTCCCTGGCGCTTGCCTGGTCGTGTTGAGCAATAGCTACCCTTACATGCTGCTCAGCACCAACGGCGCGACCGGTTCGGCGGCGTGGACAGGGACCAACAAGATCGGCTGGTAAGTATGAGAGAGCAGCCAAGAGCCAAGACCGTGGAGCGCGGAGCGTGGAGCGTGCTTCTGGTTGTCTGCTTTCTGCTTTCTACTTTGCCTTGCTGGGGTGCTTCGATCATTTCCGGGTCAACACGTTCTTACGTCAATAAGCCCAAGGCGCTCAGCTCAGACAGTCAGCTCCTCTACAACTGGACCTTTGATGGGAATGACATCACGTGGAGCTCAGCGGCGACCGCCAATGTTTTTGCGAGGGTCGGCAGTAATGCGGTTTCGACCATGGTCTTTATCAGTCCAGCCGGGGACCAGGTCAACCAGCCCTTGCCCGGTGTGATCGGGCAGGCCTTCCGTTTCAACGGGGTGAACTCTTCGGGAACCAACAAGGTAGATTTGTCCAGCGTGAGCCTCATGACCGTCTCGCTGTGGCTCTGGCCCGACAATGTTTTAACCCTCAACGGGGATAAGATGATTATTGAGGGAGGGTCCGCCAACTGGACTCTGCAGACCAACTCAATCTTGATCGATACCGGTGATGGCACGCGCAAGTTTACCCTGGGGATGCGCGACCCGGCGGTCGTGGCCAACAATCACCAGGATTATTTCTTCAACACCAACGCCTTCACGGCCAGCAACACCTGGTACCATTGCGCTTTTGTTTTCGATAACACGACGGCGACCGGCCGGATCAAGGCTTACGTAAACGCTGCGGCGGTGCCGCTCACTAACTCGGTCAACACCAAGAGTAGCGCGGGCACGTTCGGCAATCATCAATGGACCTGGGGCGGACGTGGGAGCGGCGGACTGATCTTCGTCGGGCGCATGGATGATATCCGCATCTACACCAACGAGCTGACCCTCACGCAGATCAGCGAGATCTACACGTCCCGTTTCACATTTATCACCCCATGACTTTAGCGTCTTTGCTCACCCCCGAACAGGCCTCCGCCTGGACCGGGCTAGGAACGATCCTCGGGGTTGTGGCCGTTGGCTTTATGAACGCGTGGAACGCGCGCACGGCCAACAAGAACGCCCACAAAGCGCAGGAGGATCGTACTGCGGCCCAGTTAACCAACGATCAGATCCATGTGCTCGTCAACGGGAACATGGGCGTGCAAATGCGTTTGAACATGGTTCAGGCGCGCCGCCTGGCCGAGCTAACCAAAAGCCCCGATGACATACGCCTGGCCCAGGAGGCGGAGCGTCTTTTTTTTGAACACCAGGCCAAACAAGTAGCCGCCGGCACTCCCCCATGAAAAATCTAAATCTATTAACACTTTGCGCGCTGGTCAGCTTGAGCGGTTGCTTTAGCGGTTGTGCGTTTTTGCATTCGACAACCAAGACCAGCGCCAACGGGGAAATTGCGACGGTGGTTACGTCCTACACACTGTGGGATTCCAAATCTGACCTGGTGAAATTCCAGAACCGCGGCCAAAAAACGCGCGCGGGTGAATGGGCGCCCGGCACGTCGATCGGGAGCGTCAACCTTTCAAGCACGAGCACGAATATAAACGACCTGGCCGCGACCGTGGCCGGCGCGGTGGTCAGCGCTGCGATCAAATCAGTCAAACCGTAAAGGAACCTATGCAACCAGACAAAGGCGCGGGACCCGGCAGCAGCGATCGGGCTCATGGCGGGAAAAACACGCCGCCGCCGGAAACCACGATCGCCAACACAATTTCCTCTTTGGTGCGCTCAATTGACGCACTTACCGAGGTGATCAGGGAGGGGCAATCCAAGTCTTGCTCGTGCCTGGCAACGAAAAATGACCTGGCACAGATGGAGACGAAAATAATGAGTGCAATTAGTGATTACACAGACAAGGTCAACGCGGCGTTCGATTCAATCGGCGCGGACGTGGATACCGCGGTGAGCAGCATCGGCGGAGTGCAAACGGATGTGACGTTCCTTAAGGACACGATCACCAAACTTAACAATAGTCCCGGCTCAATCACGCCGGCCGATCAGGCTTTGCTTGATGCCGCCGCGGCCAGGGCAACCGCTCTGCAAACCAAGGTAGCGGCCGTCAAAGAAACTTTGGCCACGCTCGACGCGTCCACCGAAGAGCCCCCGACACCTCCCGCGGACGTGCCCCCAGTGGTGACGCCGCCGGCTGATGTGCCGCCGGCTCCGCCTACCGTCGTCACTTGAGCGCGCTGACACAAAGCATTGAGTCAATGAACAAAGCGCGCGCGTTCCTGGAACGCGCGCGCATTCTCTGCCCTTCCAATGAAGAAACTTTGCACGGGACGCTTACTGATACTCTGGCTTGCTTGTTGTGCGCCTTGCACTTGGGCAAACGAGCACGAGCAGCCGCCGCTCCCGCCCGGCGTACTGAACGCGCATTCGCACGCCTGGAGCCGGCCCGAGCTGGTCGGAACGATCAACACTCCTAACGCTTCGGCGCATGCGCAGGCCTGGGCCAAGGTGCATGGGCCTACATTTTTAGCGCCCCGGGCTCCGCGGCCCAGGCACGCGCCGCGCTTGCCTTTACGCGCACCCAAGGACCGCCCATGAAAAGGGTCAACGTAATCACATTGGCCTGGCTGGCCTGGATCGGGTTGATCGCGTTTACGGCCTATAGCTTCAGCTTGCCCCCGGATCCGGTGCTGCAGCTCTATCAAACCAACGTGGTGGATCTCTGCGTCGTGGACGGCCAAGCCAGCACGCCGGCGCCCGTGACGGCCGACGGTGGTACCGGCATCATAGTTGTAACCAACTTATTCACCGGCCTGGCCTGGGCGTTACACGCCGATAATCTCTCCGGCCCGTTCCTCATCGAGTGTTCAACGGACCTCTCGCACTGGGTCGCATTCCCCAAGCCTGGCTTGCAGCTCACGCTTTTACCCGAAACCCCTACGGCCGTTGTGACCGTACCGGCCGGCAGCCGGATGTTTTTTCGCGGGCATTATTAACATGCCGATTTACCAATATCTGAACAGTGCCGGCGGCCTGGTGGAGCTCTTACGCACCATAGCCGAGCGCGACCAGGTGCCGGCCGGCCTGAGACGGATCACCGTGCCGGCGCGCCTGGCGGTCCTGGGCACCAGCTCCGGGCCCGTGGATCCGCACTCCGCCGCCGGCCAGGTGCCGCGCGCTTACAAGCAGCTCGAGGAGAAACACGGCGCCGGCTTCCTTAAGGAGAGCGGTTTCTCCGTCGATGAGGTGCGCGAAACCTGGAATTTTTGAACATGAAAAGCCTACTACTTTTTTCAACGCTCCTTTGGGCCCTGGCCGCCGGCGCGGCCGACATTAACAAGGGCTACACGTTCGCACCCTCAGAGCAGAACGTCACGCACACCAAGCTTAACAACCTGGTGGACCTGGCAACGATCAACTCTTCATTTCTGACCGATAAAGCAGTAGCAGCGCCGTCCGCGGCCGACAGTTTCCTTTTCTACTCCGCCGGCTCCGCGGGTTTGCGCCGGGCAACTTACGATTCGCTGTTCCTGGGTAACACCAATTTGATCGCCGGGCAGAACGACCTGGCGACTCCAGCCACAAACGACTTCCTGTTAGTGCTCAGCGCCGCGGGCCTTTACTACAAGACCACGCTTAACGGGATTTGGACGAATAGCGCGCTCCTGGCTGACCGGACAGCGATCACCAATCCGCCGCCGGCCAATCTGCAGTTTCTGGTCTCCAGCAACGGCTCCTATTTCCGGATCGGGTTGTCCAACATTTTTCGGGAGTGGTGGAAGTACTCGCTTTTCAGTACGAACGGTTACCCGACCAACGCGCCGCTACTGACCTATCACTCGAGCCCGACCAATAACGATCTGTTGTGGATCTGGGACTCGGTGAATAGTTCGAACAAAACGATCAGCCTGGCCGGCCTCATCACCAACCTGCCCGCGGGGACCACCTTTACCAATACTGACTCTTTCATTTTGCACAACGTAGCGACCAACGCGGCCAACCCGTACGGCACTAACCCGGCGCTGGTCCGCATGAGCCTGGGGCAACTCGCTACGCAGCTCTCTTTTCCCGGCGGCACTAACCAGGTGGCTTTGACCAATCAATTGCCCAAAAATTTCACTAGCGCGCTAATCCCTCTAACAATCGGCACCAACACGGCCGCGGTGCATGGGTTTACGGTACCAACAACGGGCACCAACTCGATCGGGGTCGTGCCGCAACTGGTGCGTTGGGTGTTAGTGTGCGGCACCAACGATCTGGGCTACCTGGTAGGGGACGAAGTGGGCACGGAAGGATGCAACGCGGCCGGGGCTAGCTCCATTCCTAATTTTCACACGGGGGCGAGCACTACCAACGTATGGCTGACGGTAGGAGACCTTCCTTACTTCATGATGCAACGCGACGTCAACACAGGCGCGCGCGCCACAGTCACGGCCAACCGTTGGCGCGCCAAGTGTTACGCGACCTATTTCCCATGAAGGCACTAGCGTGCCGGCCAAGGGGAGGCAAAGAGCAATGAATCTACTCGAAATGGCCACATTCATTTGTGGCAAGGTCAACCAGACCGAGGCCGAGGACCTCACGGCGTGCAAGGGCTTTTGCCGGCAACGGCACGAGATGCTTTGGGCCGATCAGCTCTGGAAAGATTCAGTTGTAAGTTATACGCAACTTTTGAGCCCGACCGGTTACACGCCGGCCTCTACCTGGCTGCCAACCAAGGGCGTTTTGCTGGTGCCGCCTCTCATCGCGCGCGTCCTGGCTGTCCGAACCGATTCGAACAAGCTGAACGTGCAACGGCCGGAGTTTTTCTACCGCGTCGACGTCGACGCGTTCGCCAAGCAGGGGACCCCGACAGAATTTCTCGTATTGCCGGGCACAGTCTGGGAGTGGGACACGATCCAAACGTTTTTTCTGCATCGCCTGGACGCCGGCGACGCCGCCGCGCGCGTGACCATGGACACCCTCGACAGCGACAGTATCAACGTGACGCGCAGCTCTCTTCTGTTGCCCTCACCGTATAACCAGGCCGGCACAACCGAACGGATCGATGCGGTGCAAAAGCTGGCCAGCGCCGGCGGCGTTACTATCGAAGCAACGGCCAGCAGTGTGCTGGTTGCCAACTCGGGGACTCCGGAGCTCAACACGTCCTATCCTCTGACCGGCACGGCCAATGGTCGGCCGTTTTACGGGACCCTGACAACGCAATGGATCATTTGGACGGGCCTTAATTGGGAGATCCGGACCGCGAGCATTCCCGGCCGGTACTATTCCGGCGCGGAAGACGTGACCTTTCCGCAGTTTGTGACGACCTGGACGTTGAACGGGGATCCACTGGGCGCGCCGACTGTGACCGGGCTGGCAAGTATCCTAAGCCTGGCCGCGACCGACACGGCCGCCAGGCTCCGCCAACGTGTGCGCCTGGTGAACATTCCGGACAAGGATCTGACTGTTCGAGTACTCGGGAAGCGGACCGCGCCGCAGTTAACCAGTGACCAGGACCAGCCAGGCTTGACCGGCTCAGAAAATTGTCTCCTGGCTTTAGCCCAGGGCGACATGCTCGAGCGCGAGCGGCATTACGCAAAAGCCGATGCCAAGTACAAAGAAGGGCAGCTTCTACTGCAGCAACTCAAGACGGTTGAAATGGTGCAACAAGCGCACTCGCAAAGGATCGTGCCCGAGACCGGTTACGGGGACGAAGACCTTAGCACGCTATCCGGTTTCTCCTTTTGACCAGGTGCAACCGCTATGCCTTATCAATACTCAGACGCCCTCGATGACGAGCTGGCGTACGAACGTTGCGAAAGTTTTGGTGGTGGGATGGATGCTTTCAGCACGCCCAGCCAGCTCCCGGCTGATGCGTGGCAGTATGGCGAAAATATCGTTGTGCCGGACAATCTCAGAACTCGCACACGACCCGGAGCCGACACTCTAGGAGCCGCCGCGCCGGCGCCTACCTTCGCGGTGCAAGGGCTCTTCTATTTCGATAGCAACGCTTTTAAGCAACTGCTCGCCGGAGCCAACGCCAAAATCTACGCGTGGAACGGCGCGGCCTGGGCAGAGCTGCCCGGGTTTGCGTTGACTGACAACTTGCTCCAATTCGCGGCCGCTCAAGGGATCGACAAGGTGCTCTTCACTGACGGAACGCAGAACATGCGCTCGTGGGACGGCGCCAACTGGGTGGACCTGGGCGCGACCGTCGACACCATCACCAGCGGACCGCCCAAGGGGGCAACCTCTGTTTGGTGGCATGCCGGACGGATGTTTGCCAGCAGCAAAGCCGACACGCGCGCCGGTACCGGGGCCGCCGGCGGGATGACTTTTGCCAATGACACAGTTTGGGCCAGTAAACTTTTGGCTTTCGGCGCCACCGACTGGGATCACATTCAATTTTCCTGGCGCGTCGGAGGTGGCGAAGGGGATGGAGTGGTAGGCGGGATCTCGCTTCCGCCGGCCGGCCAGGGCGATTTCCGCATGCTCGTTTTTAAGGATAACTCGATCTACACGGTCAACACCGACCCGTCGGCTCTCCGGGCCTCTGACTGGTTCACGACGCCGGTTAGCAAGGGGATCGGATGCGTCGGCCGGTTCGCTTTTGCTTTTTCCGGCAACGACGTTCTGTTCATGTCGCGCGACGGCGTGCGTTCCGTCCGCCGGATGGTCAACGCCAACGGGCAGTACGAACTTTCCCCGCCGCTCTCTTTGCCTCTGCAGCCGTTCATTGATCGGATCAACTGGACCTACGCGCACCTGGTGCGCGCGGTGAACTATAAACACCTGACACTCTTTGCGGTGCCGCTTGATAACGCGATCACTAATAACGCGGTGCTCTGTTGGAACGGCCGGATCCAACGGTGGACGGGAGTTTTTACCGGCTGGACGCCGGCGGCCTGGGAAGTGACGCGTTTTGCCAAAGTGTTGCGCCTGGTGCTCGGAGAAACAACCGGCCTCGTGCGGCAATGGAAAGATGCCAGTGACCAATCCGACGATGCGACCTACCTCGAGAACGGCGCGCCGATCGCCTCCAAATTGTGGACCCGCGCGATGCTCTTCGGTGAACCGGTCAACGATAAGGACGGTTACCACGCCGAGACCCGCTTCAATGCCGGCAGCGCGTTGGTAACGATCACAGCTCTAGGTGACGGTGCCGAAATGCGCACCTGGCCCGGCCGGCTGCAGCCGGCGGGAGTTAATTTGCCGGTGGATCTCCCGTTCGATTTGCCGGGGCCCACAGCACAAAGGCCCGTGCGCCGAGGCCTGCGCGGGACAAAACCGTTCAACGAGATTTTTCTTAAGATCGAATCGACCGCGGGCTGGTGGGAACTCAAAAACGCGACGTTGTCGGCGTTCATTAACACGCTCCAGAATCAATGAACAACAAGACCGATCAGCGCGGACTGACGTCCGCGGCTACGGGGAATTACATGATCGAGCGCGCGCGCGAGCTCACGGAGTTTTGCTTGGAGCGCGGCCAGGCGGCTTTTGTCAATTGGCCGGTCAAAACATTGTTTGAATACTGTTTTTTTCATCTGGTGGATCGGGGCGCTTTTGTTTGCCGCGCTCAGGGCGGCCTGGCGTCATGCATGTTTGCGTGGGGCGTCCCTTTGGCGGAGATACGCGCGGCCAACCAGGCCGGCGCCCCCGTATTCCAGTGGGCCAGGTCGCGGCCGGAGAGTGATGCCATTTTTTTGGCGGAGGTAGTCGGCAGCCGGCGCTTTTTGCCGGTGCTTTTCAAAGGGGCCGCAGCCCGTTGGCCGGACTGGCAGGACAAGCGGATCTTCACCTATCGCGCCGGCGCCCTGGTCGAATTGCCGAGCGCACTAATCAAACGCCTCATTTTTGGCGAGACCAACTTGGCTCGGTGCCCGGACACCAACCGGCCGCAGGCTCGCGAGCTGCTAGTTAGCCCTCAACAATCACTTTAATTATGGGAGGCGGATCCGCACCAAAACCACCAGACTACGAAGCCGCAGCCCGCCAAGGGGTGTACGCGGATCTCGAGACCTACCCGTTGCGTTACCTGGTCGACGCAGCCAGCCAGGCCGGCGGCAAGGTCAATGTGGGCGGGAAAGACTACGACTTTACCGGGCTCGGTGACGCCGACAACGCGGCCGTAATGTCGGACAAGATGGCTTCGACTCTTTTGGATATCCAAAGGGGCATGGGGCCAAAATTCATCGAGCAACGGCTCGATGAGTTGAAGCAGGCCGACCCCCAGGGTTATGCCGCGCGCCAAGACCTTTTCGATCGGATCCTTTCGGATAGCAAAGCTAACCCCAACCGGCCACTAGCCGAGGATTTACAGAACTCGATTGTCGGTCAGCTCACTAATTCCGGCCACCTGGACGCGCGCGAGCTCGAGCAGGTGCAGCAGGGAGTACGCGGCGGACAAGTCGCACGCGGAAATTATCTGGGCAACTCAGCGGTCAGCGAGGAAGCCGGCGCGGCCGTCAAAGCGAGTGACGCTCTGAAGAACCAACAACAGCAGACAGCGTTAGGTTTCCTCAATTCCGGGGTGACACCCGAAGATGTGCAGTACCGGCGGATCCAACAAAGTCTTTCCAACCTGGGCGCGTTCCAGGCCGGCCAAACTCCGGAAGCAGAATTTAGAAGCTTGAGCGCAGCCGGAAATACCGCGGCGCCATTCATTGGCGGGACGGGCCCGACGGCCACAACCAACCCCAACGCCGGCCAACAAGGCGCCGCGTTTGCCAACAACCTTTACAGCGGCCAAGTCAATTGGGCTAACACACAGGTCAACCCGTTTATAGCCGGCTTAAGCACAACGTTGACCGGTGCCGGCGCGGCCGCTCCGGCCATGTACAACGCTTGGCAGACTCCGATCAATTACACGCCGGCGCCCGTCGGCGCCAATTACGACAACACTCCTTATGGACCTAACTAGGCCTAACACCATCACCAGCGCCAGCGCTATGCAGGCGATTGACGGGCTGCAGGTCGAGCTGGCCAACTTGCCGCAAGTTGATTGTCCCTTGGTGCACCGGTTCACGCCGGGCCTTTATGTGCGCGAGATTTTTATGCCGCGCGGCACGTTCATCGTTAGCAAGGTGCACAAGACCGAGCATCCGTACACGATCTCGAAGGGGCGCGTGGCCGTCTGGACCGAAGCCGACGGAGTGCTCCAGCTCACGGCGCCCTTTACTGGGGTAACCAAGCCAGGCACCCGGCGCTTGCTTTTCATCCATGAGGATTGCGTTTGGACAACCTACCATCCAACCAAGGAGACCGACCTGGCCAAGATCGAGGATGCCATTATCGATCCGCGGCCGCTCCTGGGCACGTTGTCGCGTGAAGCGGTGACCAAACTTTTGGAGGTAACCGTATGAGCTGGATCTCGATCGGAATTGCCGCGGTCAGCATTGGCGTTTCGGCGTACGAATACTCGAGCCAACCAGGTGCACCCAAACCGCCGGACGTAGCGGGGGCCAGTCGCGCCGGCGTCGAGGCCGACGCGGAAACCCTGGCCGATCGGCGCCGCCTCGAGGCGGCCGCGCAGCAGGGCACTAGCACAACGTACACAGTCGCAGCGCACGACGAAAAGCAACAGGTGGGTTATGTGAGTCTGCCCGCCGCGCCTGGGCAACAGAGAGGACGCGCCGGCGGCGCGGCCGTTAGCCGGTCCGTTCCTTACGTGGCGGCCGACTGGCAAGCCGGCGGCAAATATTTCAAGGAAGGCCAGCCAACACCCAAGATCACGTATCGCACGCAAACGGTGCATGTACCGGCTGGGCCCAAGACGGCCGACTTTACCGGTTACGGTACCGCCGACGTGCAAGGCGCCGTGGCGCGCAAGAGTGCGCAGAATATCTATGACCTACAGAAAAAGTACGGGCCAGGTTTCATCGATGAGGCGTTGAAAGAAGAGGCGCTCGCGGATCCGGAAGGGACCGCGGCGCGCAAACGGGAGTATGAACTAATCAAGGAACAGGAAGACCAGAAACCCGATCGGCCGGTAGCCAATCTCCTGGAGGCCCAGGTAGGCGAACAACTTAAAGCCGGCAAAGGCCTGGACTCGATGAGCGACAGTGTATTGCGCGAAGCAGTCGGCAAAGCGCAAGCGGCCCGCGGCGGAACTCCCAGCGGTGCGGACTTTTCGCAACCGCTCACAACGGGCTTTGAGGGTGAAGGTCGACTAACGGCCGCGGAACAAAAAGCGCTCGGTTGGCTGACCAGCGGCGCGACGCCGGAGGACGTCGATTACCGGCGCGAACAACAAACGCTTGCCGACCTTTCCTCTTTTGCAAATAACAAAACGCCGCAATCCCAATTCGCGGCTTTGTCCGGCGCGCAGACTGGTCCGGCTCCCTATTCAGCCGGCCGACCGTTAGCGACGCAGAACCCAGGCGCCGGCGCCGCCGGCCAGCAAGGCGCGCTCAGCTCCTACGGGACACAACTTACGCAGGCAGAGAACACAGCTAACGGTTGGATGGCGGGAATATCGGCCATGCTCAAAGGTGCCAGCGCCGCCAACACGGCGATCAACACGCCGCGGACAGTCTAACATTTTATGAATTACAAGGACGTAGCTTTGCTCAATGGGTCGCTCGATTCGCTCGGGGATTCTCTGCTCAAAAATAAGATGATGAACCAGCAGAGCCAGCAACGCCTGGCGGAAACCGGTTTACAATCGCAACGGCTGCAGGTGGATCAAAGTCGGTGGGACGCCGAACAAGAGCATTGGAAAAACATGGAGAAACAGATCGGGCTGCAGACGACTCTGAAAGATCTAACCGATAGCGGCGCGCGGTTGCACCAGGGCGTAAAGAGTTTGGCCGACCAGGTCGCTAACGCCGGCATGGATCCCGAGGACGCGACCCAATATTTCAAGGACTCCGTCGATACGTTGCCTGACCCGATCAAAGCCAAGTTTTTGCAAGAGCCGTCCATGAAGGCGCTCTATAACGGGGACATGGACTGGGCCAAGATGGCCGGCACAACGGAGGGCAAGGACATTCAGCCCAAAGAATTTACCGTGGGCGGCCGGCATGGGATTTACAATCCGCAGACCGGCGCCTCGATCCCCGACCAGGTGCCGCGGCCAGGCGCTTTCTCGGATATTGATCGAGAAGAGATTCGCTCACTCAATAACGGCCTGGCCGGCATCGACAAAGAGACACGCGTCCTGGCTTCCAAACCGGACCCGGACCGCGCGCGCGCTCTTAACGCGCAGCGCCAGATCATCCAGGCCAAAAAGGACAAGCTCATGCTCAAGTATTCACAACCGGCTGCCGCGGCCCCAGGCGGCGCCGCCGCTCCGGCCGGCGGCGCGGGTGGCATGATCCAGATGTTGGACAAGGGCGGGAACCTGGTGAACGTGCCGGCCGCGCGCAAACAGGAAATGCTGAGCAAGGGCTACCAGGAACAGTGACAACGTGCCAACACTCAACCAAGACGGGCTCGAAATTGTTCAGCCGGCGCAAGCGCCGGACCTGAACGAAGACGGATTGCCGATCGTGACGCGCGTGCGCGCGACGCCGGCAACTAACGAAGACGGTTTCCCCATTCTCGCGCGTTCCCGGCCGCCCAGCTCGCTCGATGGCGCTCCAGCTCCGGAGATTGCCTCGTTACTCAGTCAACCGGCCGACACTCAAGCCAGCTTGATCCGGCAACGGATGGAAGGGCGCGCGCCTACCGAGATCGGGCCCCAGGTGGACCGCGGCGCGCCGCAAAGCCTCGAGGAAGCTGCCCGCCAGGTCGGAGAGCCAATGCAAGGCAAAGAGGAGCGGCGCGTTCAATGGATCAAAGACCAGCTAAACGAAGGGGACAAGAGCACCGAAGACTTTGTCAGCGATCATCCGGAAATGAAGTACGCCGTGCACGGGTTTATGAGCCCAACGGACATGCCCATGCAGCGACTTTCCCGGCCGCAAGCGGATCTGCTCTTCGGTAAAACCGTGGGCGGAGTTGTGGCCGGCGCCCAGAATGCGATCGCGGACTTTGTGGATTTTGCGACCAGCGCACCCGGCGTAATGACCGCCATGAGCGGCGGAGTAGCTACCGGGGCGGCCGGCGCGGGCTTGCCGGGTATCGAGGCGGCCATTCACCGATCGATCGCCAACGCTTTTGCTACGGATATGGCGACCAAGATGCCCGATCAATTTGAGGGAGTAATGGACGCGATCCGGCGCGGAGACCAGGCCGAAGCAACCCGCCAGATTTTAGGCGCAGCGGCCAGCCTGGCGATCATTGGCGGAGCAGGGAAAGGGAACATAGGACCCAAAGCCGGGCTCGATACGCGCGGCGGACCGCCCGGCGCTCCAGCGCCAGGCAGCCCGCCAGTTGAACCGCCCCGAGCTGCGCCCGTGGTTCCAACACCGGGGCTTGCTGCTGAACTCGAAGCTACAATGAGAGGGAACCAGCTCGCGCCGAAAGATGCAACCACAACGGGGAGTGTACTTTCGGAAAATGCCCCAGCGGATCCGGGCCTGGCACCCCAACCGGTAGTAGAGCCGCGCAACAAGGTGCACGCGGCCGTGCAGGAAATGATCGAAGCGGGCAAACGCGCGACGGCCGCCGCGGAGCAATTAGAAAACTCCGCCGGCCTGAGTGACCGAGCCGGCGGAGGTACTGCCGAACGTCTTGCGAGCGGCCAAAATGAAGAGGCGCCGGCGGCCCGTCAAGCTTTGCTCGAGCAAGAAGGACTTTCGAAAGCAACCGCGGCCAAAGTGGACCGCGGCGAGCTCACGCCGGCGCAAGCCGTCGACGAGACTTTGCCGCAACTGGTCGCGCCGCGCGGGGAAGAGGGACACGACGAAGCTTACGCGCGCGCACGGGAGGAGGGCCTGGCGCGGATCCAGGAGATCATGCAGCCGTTTGAGTTTGCCCACACCTGGCCGGCTATGCCCGAGCTCAATATGCCGGCGATGGATCATTTTACGATGACTCACGACGTGCCAGAGCATGGCCTGGTGAAAGGCAGCACGGTTAGCCGGCGCACACTCGAAAAGGCCGGCTTCACGGTACCCGAAGCGCCAAAAGACTTGACGCCGGAGCCCCAGGCTGAGACGATCAAGCCGGTTGCTCCGGAGCCGGAGACTAACACCGTCCGTACGGCCGCGAGCTCGGGCCTTAACGATGAGCGAATAGGCTCTGCAATGACGGCGGAGAGGGGCGCAATTCCCCCCCGGCCCGCGGCAGCCATCACCAACGATTTGCGCAACGCGCGCGCGACCGCAAAAGATCTCTCTGAGCGGATCGTAAAATTCCAAGCGCTGGGCGATTCCCAAAAAGCGGCCGCACTCGATGAACGCCGCGGCCAGGTGCAACGCCAGATCGCGGACCTCGAGCAAGAGCTCCGGGACAAAAACGCTCTGCTGGCCAAAGAGCGGCGCGCCAACCCACGCCCGCCCAACGCCGCGGAACGCGACCGGCCCCCGGATCTGATCGACCACGTCCTGGAACACACACAACTGATCAGCCTGCAGAGCGCGCGCGCAATTCAAGAAGACTTCCGACCTTTCGGCGCCGCGCGAAAACTGTTCACCACGCGGGGCGGGATGGCGATGGACAAGATCCTCGATGAACTGAGGCGCGCGCGCAGACTGGGAGAGAACGCGACCGAAGGCGATCTGCTCGATGGGATCAACGGCGCGGCGCGTGCGCGCAAAGATTGGCGCGCCGGCCGGAGCAAGGAAGCCCGGCAACTGTCCGAGGAGGAACGGCAACACGTAGACTTTCAGGGAGCCATAAAGACGCCGACGCAAGGCACCGAGCCCGTGATCGCCGACGACTTAAACGAGGGTGACAAATTCACTTTGCACGGCGCCAAGTTTGTTACGCGCCTGGAATTTGACAGGGACGGCCAGGTTACCGGCATCGAACTCGATGACGGTCAGAAGTACGGCACGCAGCTCGTGAACGGCGAAACCCGGTTGCGCATTGATAAGGACTCCCTAAAGCGCGCCGGCGAAGGTGCTAGCGCACTGCCAACGGGAGAAACGGCCGAACTACCCCCACCAACTGACCAGCCGGCCCCCGTTGCGGCTCGTCCTGAGCCAATTGTGCGCAAAGTTTCGGCGGAAAAAGCCGCCGAACCCGAAAAACCGCTCTTTGGAGCGCCCGAGAGCGTCGAGGAACAAAAGGCCAGGGAAGCCCAGGAGGCCGCCCAGCGAAAAGCGGCCGCACAAAAACAGGCTATCGAGGACCGCGCGGCCAAACCACTGGTTGGGAGCGTTGGCGATCTGGGCCAGGCGAATTTTGTAAAAGGCGACGACGATCTTTTCAGCGCCGGCAAAAAACCCTCGACGGAAAAATCCGCCGAGGGTCTAGCACTGCCAGACAAGATTGAAACCTGGCTAAACAAAGCGATCGAGGCAACAGATTTCAAACGGGACTCCTTACTCGAGGGCGTGGGCAGAGCGCCGGTATGGGTAACCAAAGCGCTGGCTAACGGTGCGCTGCGCGTGGTGCGCGCGGCTTACCAGGCCGGCGGCCGCCTGGCTGAAGCGATCGAGGCCGGCGTGCATTGGTTGCGTGAACAAAAGCCCGACGGCTTCAATGAGGATGAGGCGCGCAAATGGGTTACGGATCTATCCAGGAACGCGAACCCCGTGATCCAACGCGCACCGATCGAAGTGGCGCCGCGCGTCGAGGAGCTCTACAACCGGCGCGCAGAAATTACGACGCGCTTAAACGAGCTGAACAAACAGGCCGGCCGGTCCGGCGGACTTTCCAAAGCTGACAAGGGCGAGCGTTATGCCCTGGCCAAAGAAGCCAACCAGATCCGCAAAACGTTGGCCAAAGATCCGGAGCACGTGGCCGACTTGCTCCGCAAAGCCGAGCAGCTCGGAAATGAAATGCAGCAAGCCAAAGCGGCCGGCAACGGACTGCGCGCGCGCGAGCTGGGCGACGAGCTGCACGGGATCATGGAGGGCGACCTCGCGGCCGTTGATCCGAAGCTGATGCTCAAGACCTACAACGACCTGGTTGCACGCGGGGAAATTATGGGCAGCGGATTACATGAGTTGCCTGAAGGTCGAACCATGGGCGAGCTGACGCGCTGGTTAAAAGCCAGCAATATCGACTCGCCTAAGCTCACGTTGCGCGAACGGTTCAGCCTGGCGCGGCGTCTTTCGGAGGAGTTTAGCAAAGGCAAAGACATGATCGAGCGGGCGGCCAACCGGATCACGGCCGCGTGGGACGCTTTCAAAGCGCAGTATAAAGCGCCGCCGATCGATACCGAGTTTCGGGACCTGGTGAAGCATTGGATTTTTGAAAAGCAATGGACTGGGCTCGAAACTCACAACTGGGTGCAGGCGATCCGCAAGGCGGTCCCCCAGGTGACCCGGCGCATGGCGATATCCATTTACATGGATGCCGGCGGAGACATGGATCTGTTGCGCAGCCAGGCCGGCCTGGTACCGGAACGTTTCCGGCGCGTCTGGGAAACAGCGCTAACATTGACCGACTCAGAGAAGAGTCTAGCGCGCCGGATCGAATTGGACTTCGAGCAAAAGCTCGAGGACGGCATGAACGCCGGAGTTTTGAAGAAGGGCCGGCAAGATTACGGCGTGCCGCAACAATGGAGCAAGGCGCCGGAGAGCGACCAGGATTATGATCCGACCGAGCCATCCAAGCGACCAGGTCGCGCGCGCAATCCGCGCGCCAAGCTGGACCCGGGCGATCCGTTCTTTGCGCTGGAACGCACACACGCTAGCTACTTTGACGGCATCATGGCCAAAGGGATCCCTCGCAGCCTGGACATTGGCGACCTGGTCGGCTTGTACAACTGGGACTTTCACGGAGTGTTAGCCGATCGCGGTTTCATCAAGACACTCAAAGACGCGCGCGCGCCGGGCATCGATGAGGAACACGGCGCCGGCGATCCGTTAGTGGTGATCTCCGGAGCGGCGCGCATTGAACCGCGGGACGCCGGCGCGCGCACTTACTTTGTTGATTCAACCTGGAAACCCAAGGAAGCGGTGACGGCCGACGGCCGGCCGTATGTGGCCGTGAACCATTGGGCTTTGAAAGATTGGAAATTTGCGAGCGTGGACGCCGACGGCAACCCGATCATTGTGCACGGAGATTTTCTGGTTCACCCCGACTATGCGCGCTTCGTCAAAAACGAGCTGAGCAAATCCGCTTTGCGCGACCTCGAGGGACCGCTTGCCGGCGTGACTCCTTACACGCGCGCGGTGTTGAACTCCGCCGCGTTCCTGAAGGCGAGCAAGTTTGCCAGCGCAACTTTTCATCTGGCGACCATTGCCGAGCACACAGCTTTTCATTTAGTCATGCCGCTCACCAAGGGCGTGGATCTGGATTTCGTGCGCAACCCGACACTGGCGCGCCTGGTGCGCGAAGGCGGGCTCGAGCTGGGCTTCGGGCAGCCGCAAGAATTGTTCGACGACGGGCTGAGCTCACACGGCGGCCTCTGGCAAAAGGTGCCCGGCCTGGGCGAAGGCCTCCGGCAGATGAGCGATTGGCTTTTCAAGGATTACATACCGAAGATCAAAGCCAAAGTTGCCCTGGTGGTACTCGATCGAAACACCCGGCGCTACGCGCGCGAGTTGAACCAGCAACAGATCCTCGAGCTGACCGGCCGGCAAATGAACGCGGCTTTCGGTATGCAAAACTGGCGCTTGATGGGCTCGAATAAAACGATGCTCGATGTAAACCGCTTACTGTTGACCGCGCCAGACTTCCTACTCTCGCGCGCTAAGGTTGTGGCCCAGGCGTTCAAACCTTACGGCCGTGAGCAGCGCTATTTTCTGTTGGGCCAGGCGGCCTTTGTTTACATGGCGGCGCGTTCCCTCAATTACCTATTCAACCGGGATCCACATTGGGAACCGGAAAACGCTTTGAGCGTGATCTATGCCGGGCGCGCCTACTCCGCGCGTTTCATTGTGAACGATCTGTTTAACCTGGCCAAAGACGTGGGCTCCAGCGCCAACGGCGTCGGCATGGGCTTTGTAGCCGGCCGCCTGGGACCGTTCCCGCGCGCCGGCATCGAGGCGGTGACCGGTCGCGACCTCCGTACCGGTGTACGCAAAGACGTTCCCTTTCCGACGGACATAAAAGCTTTGCGCGCCGCTCAGATCGTGGCCAAGGACCTGGCCGAATGGTTTATCCCGATGGGCGTTGAAAGTTTGTTGCCTGAATCGATGACCGGCAAAGCGGCCGGCGGGGATTCGAAGCTGAGCGAGCTGGGCCTGGCCCTGGTCGGTGTGGGCAGTCACAAGTACACGGCCCAGACGCAAATGTATCAGATGGCCAGCTCCTACAACCGCGCGAGCCCGGAGACTCAGGCGCAACACTTCCAGGCCCGACGCGATGCCGAAGCGCACGCGGCCAGTGCGTACGTGAAGCTGGACAACTTGATCGATGCCGGAGAAATGGACCGCGCGCGCAAAGAGTACGACGCGTTACTCGAGGAGGGTTACAAGGCCGACAGTATCGAGCGACATTACGAGCACGCGCAATATTTCACGGGCAGCGCCGCGCGGGAGCGTGCTTTCATCCAAACTCTGTCAGCGGGCCAGAAACAAACCTATGCGCAGGCTCAAGCGGACCGCACGGCGCGGGCCGCGAAGTTTCGGACGATGCAGCGGAGCCAATTTGCGCGCGTGCCGGATTAAGCGCGGGCAGCGGTTGGATCATGGCCTCGATGACGGCGCCGATCAATTGATGCTCGCGGCGCTCCGCCTCGTTGGTCGGATCGTGACCGGTGCAACTGGGCCGTCCGTTGGGATTGTCGATCCGGTTGCGGACCAGGTCGCGCGCGGCCTGCTTTTGCCAGTCATGCAAAAGGATCCAGTGCATCAAACTCCAATCCTGGCGCGTACGTCGAAACGCCTGGCGGACACTGTGAACAACTTGGGCGATGTGGTCGAGCTGTGCCGGGCTGATGGGCGCGCTCAACCCCTTAATGGTTGGCCGGCAAAGGGCACCTGGCCGTCGATGGTCTGGATCACGTTCTGGATCGACATGCCGGTCTCTTCGAGTTTCTCGTAGGCCTTCCTGGCGTTGTTGAGGAACTCTTTTGCGAGGGCCGGCTCCTGGCCCTGCAGGGTGCCCGGGGCGGAATCGATGTACTCGCGCACGGCGCGCGCGTTGCTTTTAACATCCTCGAGGAGGGTGTTCCAATCCTGTTTGGTGGATTTTATAGCCATAGACCACCAGTGAACACCCAAAAAGGGCTCAGTGGGAAGGACAAAAGGGGAAGGCACCAGGCCGGCCTCCGCGCAGTACATTGCCTCTTCAGAGCGGCTTTTCCAGCCTAGCGCCCCTCCCAGGACCCGGAACGTGCGCAAATTTAACGCGCAGGCGCCGGCGGGCAAGCCGGAAAAAGAGAATCTAATCAGATTCCGATCAGACTCCCCAAAAAGTGGTTTAGTCGGGCTTGCTGTGCTTGTGTTTGTCTCTGATGTGCTGATGGAAGTAAGCGCCGGGCGATGGGTGGGTGCGCAGCTTCGCTTCGTGCTCCGGGGCAACGTCGTGGTACTGGTGGACGGCACCAGAATGGAACTCTACCTCGAGTGTCCTGCTGGCTGGATCGTAGCCGACAGATTTTAGGTTGGAGGATTTAACCGGTGAGCGCGTCATCAGAGCCAGATAGTTGTTTGGGGGAGCTTCGCGGGGAAAGGGTGATTCGTCAAAACGAGCGGATGGTTTGTGTCGATGCCGAAGGAAGGGCCGTTGGTGGCGTTGCCGTAAAGCCACTGATGCAGATTTGTTATGAGCGGTATTTCGATTGTCATGGTCAACGCGTTGGTCTGGAGGCGCCGCACGTCTCGCCGCAGTTGAACTATCTCGTGCTGCACGCGGAGCGACTCGAAAAGGAGGAGGATACAGCCCAGGGCCATGCAAGCGGTCGCGGAAAAACTTTTCACACACGGTTAGAGCTTCAGCCCGTCCGCGGTTGGCTCGATGGCGGCCGATTCCGGGTTGTAGCTTTGCGGGTAGGGATTCTCCAGGCCGGGGATGCCGATCTCTTTCATGTGCTTTAGATCCATCCCAAGCCACATGATAGCTTCCTGGATTTTGGTGATGGCCAGCGAGCGCTCGCGTGAGCTGTAGCTCGGCGTGGTCTGCGGGCCCGGCTCGCTTGCCTCGCGCAGCCTGGTCAAAACGGCGTCCAGGTCTTTCCGGAACTGTTTTGTTTCCACTACGCACACGGGAACTGCTTCAGCGCTCATAGGGTGTCCTCGGGGAGTGTCACAGTACGCGTCGGCTGGCCGGGCGTTCGGCCTTTTCATCGGGTGAGAGCTTGTCCGTTGGGCGCGGCTCTTGTCCATTTTCGGGAATCACGTCATCGAGGGGGAGCAAATGTTCGATGCGACACAAGACCGAGGTCATGACCGGAGGAGACACCACGACTTCGCCGTTTGCGTGGACTTCCAGGACGTGGCCGCCGATGGGACGGCCGGCCAGGTCGCGGCCGACGACGGATTGTTTGATGCTGGGGGTTTTGCCATTGGGATATTTCATCGAGTAGGAGCTTGGCGCGGATCCGCGGGGCGCGCAAGCGTTGGTGACAATTGGGGCTAGGAAACTGGGGTTTGGCGGGGTTTGGCGGGGGAACGGTGGACGGCACCGGTTCTACGTGGAACGGGGGATCGTTGAATAGCGGCGGGCCTGACTATGCGTTTTTGAGGTTTGGAAAATGGTGCGCGCTGCAGGGCTTGAACCTGCGGAGCGTGCCATTCAATCAACTACTTAGGGGGCGGGTTTTCCGTTGGTGACTGATTGGGGACTGGGAACGGGCGCTCTATTGGCCGCCCGGAACGGAATCGGGGGGTGATGTTGACCTCGACGCTGAATCGTCCGGACTTTTCCATTTTCGCGGCTGACCAGATCACTTGCTCCTGTTCCTGCATCATGTGATGGAGCATGGTTGCAAACACCTGGTGCGCGATCACACGCAAACACGCTTCGCTCTTGCCCGTGAACTTGGCGGCGTCAGCGTAAACGGCTTCCCAGATGTCGCTCATCGGCCCTTTTGTGCCCAGGTGAACAGGGGGAGGACGTCGGCGCGTTCGGGGACTATCTGAAACCAACGGGCCGCGGCGGCGCGGAGGCGGGTGTCGCTCCGTTTGTAGTTCTTGATGATGATGCCGCGGCTGTTGCCGGCCTGGTCGGCTACTCCTTCGATGTTCCGAGTCAGCGCGAGCTGGTAGCTGATGAAGCTTTTGCGCAGAGCGTTTTTCTTGGGGCCGATTATGCCGGCTTGCTTGCGCAGTCGGCAGAATGCGTTGCTGGTGTTTTTGAGCACGCAGATTTTGCCGGCCGGCCGGCGATAGGGCAACAGCCAGGCGATCAGATTGTCCGGCATATCGACGGTGCGATCGCGGCCGGTCTTGGCGGCGCCGCGCGTGACGTAAATGCTCTTGGCTTCAAAATCAATGTCCGACCAGTTGAGACTCTCGATCTTCTCTTCGTGCATTTCTCCGTGCCGGATGCCGGCAAAGGCGGTGATCGCGATGAGCGGTACCAGCTTGCGGCCGGCCGCGGTGCTCTCAGCTCGGGTCAATAGCTTTACGAGCTCCTCGGGGCTGTAGAGGTTGACCGGTGCGTCCGGTACTTTGGGGTCTGACACGGCCGCCATGGGATCGGCGTCTTTGGCAATGTAACCGCGGTCGCGCGAGAATCTGATCAGGCTCTCGATCGCAGCCCGATGGTTGCGCCTGGTGCGCAAGCCGACGTCTTTCAACGAGTCGAGCCAGTCGTCGATCTCTCGCGGTTGCACGGAGCCAAGCGGCCCGGTGAAGTGTTTTGCAAAGCGCTCAAGCATCTTGCTCAGCATGCGGCGCCATTTGGAGGCTATTAGCCGTTTGGCTAGTAGTTCGGTGACGATCTCCGGGATGTTGCGTTGCACGACGCCGGCGGGGTGCGTGGCGGCCCATTGGCGCGCGGCCGTGAGCGGACAGCGGCCCCCGAGAATTTCCACTATCTGCGCGTAAATGCCGGCGGCGACCTCGATCGGTTGACCGGTTGGCGCGAGCAGCTCGCGGGCACGTTGAAGACTGGCGCGATCGGCAGGTGTGAACTGCAGGAGCTCTACCTGGCCGTTGGCGATCGAGGTGGCGACCGCTTCGGCGCGGCTCTTGGCGCTGACCAGGTCGGAGCGCTTTTCGCGGTGGCGCCCGGTGGCATCGCGCCAGGCGAGCGTATAGGACACGTAGGTCTTGCGCCGCTTTTTGTCGCGCCAACGCGTGCGCCAGATCGGGATCGTGACCTGGTCAACCTTGACCTCAGCGTGTGGCTTGCGTTTGGGCGAGGCCTCGGGAAAATCGGGGACGGAAACGCGGACGCCGGCGCCGGCTGCGTGGATTTTGAAACGCAGAGGAGCGGGGCCGCCGGTCAGAGGAGGAATAACCGGTTGCATGGGGCTTTGGGTTGTTAGCGGTTAGTTATGGCATTGTTGCGTGGGCGAGCCCACTTAGGGTGTTGGATGATCTCTTTGCACTGTCCAGCATATGCGGCTGGCGGAAAAAATTGCTGTAAGAGAGATCGAGCAGGTGAGAAGCCAATACCAGATCGGTTCAGTTGTAAGCCCAAAGAAACGTTCCCTGAGAAAGTAAGCGACGATGACGGCGCCGAGAGAAAGGGCAACGGCAAACCGGCGAGAGGGCGCAGTGACGGCGCCCGCCATAACGAATAGGAAAGGACAGATCCAACTCCCTATCAGTTTTGCCACGAAGGCCGGGATCGGCATGATAACTAGCAGTATGTGCATCAAACCGTAAGCCGCAGCGGCGGCTGGAATGACGGCTGCCCATCGCGCCAGGTTGGTGAAGGAGTTCATGAAAGCGGTTTGAGCCCGGGCAGGTAGTCCTGCAGGCGGATTATTTTGCTTTCTTTTTTGGGGTGCGTTCGGCGGCGAAGCCGCGCTCGTTAGTTAGCTTATACTCAATCCGTTTGGCTTGGAGCTCGCTTAACTCTTCAGCGTACTTTTCCTCGAGGGCTGGCATGTGTGCCTCGATGGCTTTTTCTATGTAGTAGGTCAAGGGCCTCTCGGTCGCGGCGGCGAGTTTCTCAAGGCGCGCACGCATATCGGCTTTAGGGCGGAACGTCACTGATTTTCCTTTCATTGGTCCCAGTGTGTGACACGTCACAAAATAATGCAAGATAATTGTTGACGTGTAAGACATGCAAGCGTTAGTCTTACATTTATGAAACGCAGAACTCCCAAACCAGAACCAACCCCAACAGACAACCCGGCCACAGATCGGCTTTCCTTCCGCATGGATGAGTCGATCGCCAATCGATTTGTGGAAGTAGTGCGGGCGTCCAAGCGGACCAAGACCAGCATCATCGAGGAATGCCTAGAAGTGGCGCTGCCGATGTTGGAGAAACAATATAGGAAAGCGGCCTAAAGGCGGGCCGCGGGCAGAAAGGCAACCGATGAACAGGCAGGACTATAAACACGTTTTGGAACGCCTCGTGCGCATGGCAAAGCGGTACCACCGCGATGTGCTGTACGAACAGAAGAGGAACGAGGAGGAGGGCGGTGGGTCTTTCCATTTTGAACAATTCTTGCAGGCGCGGGCCGTGCGGTCGACCTATATGCACGCGGCTAAACTGTTGCGCGAACAATGGAGAGAGTCTCAACAGAAACAGAAAGAACGCCGCGGGCTCCGGCGGTACCCGGGACTGCGGAGGGCCGCTTGAATCGCGTGGTATTAGCGAGCCCGCGCCGGCGCCGATGCCGGCTCAGCGAGGCAGCCATTGAACAGGCCATTGCCAGCGCCCCAAGTCTCAAGCCCAATCAATACGAGGCGGCTGCAGCTCGCTTGATTGCGGATGGAATAACGGTCGCGGAGTTAAGGCGCTGGATTAAGGCGCTTCCGGAGGTGGCCGCGTGAATCCTGTTTATCCAACGGCGGCCGAGCTGGGCGATTGTGCTCCGCCCATGCGGACAAACCGACAACGGGCATTTGTGCTGCGGCGCGATCGGCCTGAGAGCGAGGCCGTCTTTTTAACGGCGCGGCGCGGGTGGACTCAGGACGTGCGCAAAGCGGAGAGGTTCAGTTTTGGCATTGCGCAGGCCTTGATCGAGCGGCCGGTTTTCTGCACGTGCAAGATCCAGAAGGTGGACTGATGAGCGATAACGAGGCATCGACTATTTGCTTTCTTGCGCTGCTCGCGTTCTGCGCTGTGATGTTTTGGCTAATGAATCGATGAAGACGATATGAACGAAACACCAAGGATCCTCGGGCGCCTACCGCGTCACCTGAGCCCGGCGGCGCTTGAAAAAAGAGTTAGCGACTGGAACGCAAAATATCCAATCGGCACTCCGGTGACGCGCTACGCATTCATTCATCCGCTTCGCGAGCCGTCCGTGACCAAGACCCAGAGCAAGGCCTGGGTGATGGGCGGGCATTCAGCAATGGTGATGGTGGAAGGGGTGTCCGGTGGCGTGGCCCTGGAGAGCGTGGTGCCGTTATGAACGCTCCGGAACTTTTCACAGAAGGTAACGAAGGAAACAAAGAGGCAGGCGGGACGACTGTCCCCCTTTTGCCGGGGTCCGGATGGGTCTCGCACACGTGCGGGTATTGCGGATCAAAGGGCGGGGCCTACCTGGTGCATTACGATCTGATGCGTTGCACGTGCGGCAAAATGTTCTGGGCGCTGCAGCCGCACCGAGGCGGGCCGCTAGTGTTGTTTGAGTGGCCCGGGTTTCCCGACCCGAGGCTGAAAGCTGAAACGCTCAAACGCTGAAAAATGAAGCCCGGAATCTCACAGAAGGTAACGAAGGGAACGAAGCCCCGAAGTGCTCATTGCTCAAAGTGTGGCCACCGGTGGACGCGTCCACAGTGGGCTGTTGGGTACCTAAAGCCGCGCTGTCCTAAATGCCAGAGCAGTTACGTCACGGTGGGGGATTGAAACGCTGAATGGACCCGAGCCCGATCAACTCTCAATTGCTCAAGCCCGAAAAGGTGGCTTGGGTGCTTGATGTGGGACACTCGACGCTCGAGGAGTGGACGCGGCGGCGGGAGATCGCTTCTTTCAAAAAGGGCAAGGTGCGGCGGTATGCGCCGGCCGACGTGTACGAGTTTATTTTGCGGCACACGGTTAAAGCGCGGAATGGGACCGGCGCCGTTCCACTGCAGGCGGCGGACTGGCTGCGCATCGAGCGGCTGATCGAGGCAAAAACTGAAATGCTCAAAGCGGCATGAAACCAACGGCCAAACAGATTGATGAGCATTTCGAGGCGGCAAAGAAAATCTGCCATGTGCTGCTGCCAGTGACCGAGCAAGCACAGCGGCGCGTGCTGACCTACTTCATGGACCTTATCGAAGAGGGCGCGGACATGGAGCGCGAGGAAGCGATTTTGCGGACCATTGCCCAAGAGCTCGGGGTGAAGCTATGAGAACTTGCTTTATGCAGCGCGGAGCGATCCGGCCGATGCGACTAACGGCGGAGCGTTACCCGGACATTGCGCGTTGGTGCATCGAGCAAGCGGAATATAATTGCGCGTGGTGGAAAGCCCGGGCGCAACGGTGGGCAGCCTGGATAGTGGACCGAGCAGAGCGAGAACATCCGGAGCGCGACTAACCTTATGGACTCAAGCAACGAATTTGAAGTGGGGGCATCCGGTGACAAGCTCGTCATTCACCGGTTGCCCCTGCGGCGGAGTGACCAGTTAATGCCCTGTCGGATCGTTTTAACGCGCGCGCAAGCGATCAAGCTGGCGGCGTGGCTGGTCGCGCTGGCCGAACAGCCGGAGGACGGCCCGCGGTTTATGGATCTCTTCATGGAGATAACCGAGGGCGCGATCCCCAACATGCCCGAGAAGGACAACCCACACTATGCAAACAGACCCAACAACGACCGCGGCGCCGGCTGAGTTCGCGCCGGACCCAGGCGCCGATGGCCGGCGGGAGCGGATCTTTAACCGAGACGCGTCTTTTGTGGCCGACCAACTGGCCGAGCCGGAGCTCCCCAGACTATTGGCCCCAGGCGAGGCCACCGAGCTGGCCGAGTGCGAGCGGATCATCGAGCGCGGGCTGCAGACGTTTTACGAGGTTGGCCTTGCCATGGCCAAGATCCGCGACCGGCGCTTGTATCGCGAGCAGGCTTTGACCTGGGAACAATACTGCCAAGATCGTTGGCAGATTGGCGCCCGGCGGGCCCAACAACTGTGCAAAGCGGCCGAAACTGTGCGAGAACTGGCCGGAACCGGGGCCAATGCGAACCCGGGGTTCGCATTCCCGATGCCGGCCAGCGAGAAACACGTCCGGCCGCTCTACAATTTGCCCGAGGAAGAGCGCCGGGCAGCCTGGCAGGAGGTGGTTTCTAAGTGGCCCAACGGGGGCGTGACGCGTAAACGGGTCGAGGAGGTGGTACAGGCCAGGCGGATCTCCCTGGGCCTGGGCGCGCCAGTAACGGCCGCGGCGCCGCAAGCTCGGATATCCGAGACCAAGGACCAACGGATCCGGGAAGCGACGCGGCGCGCGATTGGGGACGTGCGCGAGTTGATTGACCTGGCCGGCACGGCCGACTCGAGTAAGTCGGCAGATTTGCGGCTGGCGTTGGAGCAGCTCGAGGGGTTCCATGATCACTTAAAGAATCTGGAAAATATGCAGCGCTCGCGTGCAGATCAGCGCCGACTGACGTCGGCGGCTACCATGGAGAATCGGCCATGAGCAATTGTCGAGTATGCGGTTGTTCAGATTTCGAGGCGTGCCAAACGCCCACGGGCCCGTGTCATTGGGTCGAACCGGATCTTTGCAGCGCTTGCGCCGAGCATCCCGCAGCGTTCCTTCCCCCGATAACAGAGGAGACGGCGCTGGCGCTGCAGTCTGATGTTTTGTTCATGCGGTTGACTGGCGTAGAGGCTTTGATGTTGCTCTCGGTTTTGCAGCTCGCGACCCGACACCCGAAGTTCGAAGGGGCAACGCGTGAATGGGTGGAGCAATTCACCCAAAGCTTGGCCGCGCGACTGACCGAGGGCACGCCGGCAGTTGCGCCGTGGGTGCTCGCGGGATTCGAAACAGCTTTCGATGGATCCTTTGAGCGCTCGAGAATTGTTGTCCCATGAAAGAGATCACTGAACTTTTGGCGAAGCTGGCGCCGGCCCTGAGCGACGACGAGCGGACCGCGGCGGAGACCGCGGTTGGCTTCCTTCGTTACGAACCGCACGACGCCGACGAGATCGACATGTTGCCGCACCTGGTCGCAGTGACGCCCGAAGGAATCAAGCTGCCCGACTTGGACGGAAAGCCGGTTGGCCGTGTTTTAGTGATGGCCTTTGATCGTGGGTGTATCGACGTGATCGGGCCGACGCGTCAAAAGCTTTTGGCGATCGGGCTGGTGGTTGCTTTTATTTGCGAGAGCTGGATGAGCACCGACGCGAAGGAAGTGATCGAGGGCTCCGGCGACTTCATGCCCCCGCGCGTGGCCCCGAACCGAACAGAATCGATCATGGTGCAGTTGATAACGCCCGGGCGGCACGGCCGCTTTTTGATGTTCCACAATCCGATCGAGGGCAGCGGCGCGCAAAAACATTTAGCCGGCTGGAAGCTGGGCCACGACAGCGCGGGCGGTGGCAAAGCTACTTTGTTCAACGCGGAACCCTGGATGCACCGAAGGGGAACAGTTCGATGATGGTGGACCTATCCAGAAAGGAGATCGAACAGATCGATCAGGCGCTCAAAACTTGGGCGCAAGAACCGCACAGCTCCGGAATTTTAGCTTCACTCGTTGAATCAGTGACGGGCAAGCGCTTGGGCAAAACGATCGAGCAAGTTAAGGCGGAGGTACAGATCGAGCAGGCCGAAGCTACCGCGGAGTGTCGCGATCGCGAGCGTCAAACGCTCATGCTCCGGGCAAAACTGTTCCAGGCGTGCAACCGCGACAGCGAACACGACTTGAGCCCGCGCGCGGACAACGCGGAGGAGGGCCGATGATCGGCGCCGGCAAATACGATGTTCATTGCCAGGGCGTGTTGGTAATCACGCAGGCGAAGGCGGTGCTCTTGCAAGTGATCGGTGGAGACCAAGGCTCCGGCTTTTCGGTGGCGGCCACAGACCCGCAGTTCATCCTGCATATCCCGTTATTGCTGCGCAGGATGGCCGACCAGATCGAGTCGATGCAGCGGCAAACCGGGATCGAGGTGTACGTAAAAGAGGCCGCCCCGAGAGACGGCCCTGAGTGATTAAAAGGCAACCGATTGGAGAAAACCCTAACAGAATCAAGCCAAACTGGCAACATTGAGGAAGTACGGACAGCCCTGTCACTGGCTGCGGACTATGCCGGCGCGGATGCTTTTGCGCGAGAGGCGATTAGGAAATATGATTTTGGTGAGCGGGAGATCGCGATTCTGGACCTGATCCGGCACTTGTCTTACGAGCAGCGCCGGCCGCGGGCGATCATTCCCAAACAGAGGCACATTGCCGAGATCACGGGCCTGGCGGAGACGCATGTCAGCACGTTGATCCAGGTGCTTTCGAAGATTAAGCGGGTGGTGAGCGTGACAAACGAGTATCATTACATGTTCACCACCAATCCGGACCAATGGCATGAGGTGCAGCTCAGGTACCAGGCGTCTCCCCGCCGGGAGTCGTTACTTGGTTGGCTGCGCGGACCCGCTCCGGACCCAAAGGGAGAACCACTGCCGCTTGACGAGCTCGGCCCTCTCGTGCAAGAAGCGGCGGCAGCAGCAATAACAGTTTTGCCGACGCGCGGCACTGGAGGGCACTCCGGTGCCGTCCACCCAAACCTGAAGGGTGGCGCATCATACAGAGAGTCGGCATTAGTAGGGTCCAGGCCTGTTGAACAGGCAAGCCGGCCCGGGGAGGTCGCTCCTCCTCGGCCGGCTTCTGGGGCCGGGCCACCAAACCAAAAAGTTACCGAATCGGTAAGAGTTACCGAATCGGTAAGTTTGCGCGACAAAGTTACTGAATCGGTAAGAGTTACCGAATCGGTAACTTTTCCCCCCACACCCCCCTGCTTAAATGTTTCTACTGTCTCTGTGCTTCCGAAGGAAGCTCTTAAGAGCATTGAAACAGTTGAGGCATTCAACCAGGGGGGTACAGGGGGGAAACTTACCAAATCGATAACTCCGGGCTACGCGCCAGGCGAGGACGAATTTTTGCAGCGGTACCGGCAGGTGTGCCCGGACCGGCGGGATGAGGGCTGGGGGGGATTCTGGCGGAACAGGTATCGCGAGGACCGCGAGCTGTGTGAGTGCGCATTGGAGAGGACGATCTTGCGCAAGGATAACCCGAAGCCATTCAAAAAAACTGCCGGAGCCTGGATGCGTGATCAGTTTCAACGGCTGATAGTGCGCGAGGGCAGGGGCAAATAACAACACCGGTGCAGAGAAAAAAATATGCCTGACCCCAAAGTCCACGCGTTGATCGAAGAGATTAAGGTGATGGTGCGCAAAGCGGACCTGGGCGCCGTCGTGATCATCACGTCGAAAACTCACACGGAGTTTTTGTATGAGGTTTGCCCGAGCTGGTCTTGCGCGCGACTGGAAGAAGAAGACCAGACAGGCGCCTTTATTAGGGTGCGCTCCAAACGCGTCGACTATCCAAGCGCAGAGGCACAAAAGGAGCACCTGGAGCGGACCTTTGGAATGTTCATGGGGTTGCACAACTGTTGCCGGAACGCTGTTAACATTCTGGCGACGCTGGTAAAGGCGTGCGTGGGCACGATGACGATCGAGCACGCCGATTGGGTAGAGGCAAAGAAACCCAAGTGACCCGAATGAACCAGCGCGACTACGAAACGCAATGTCAGGTGATGTTGAGGCGCGCCCAGGCCTGGAAGGAATCAAACCGCGGCCGAGATTTTAAAATTCAATGGAATTTTCCGAAGACTGTGTTTTTGATCGGCTCGATTAGTGACGCGATCACGTCCCGTTACGTTACGCCCGACGCGACCGGGCTTGAACTGATTAAAGCGCTGGGCCCTTGGGGTGTGCCAGACGAACCAACGATCGCCCAAGTGCGCGCGGTGATCGAGATTGCTTTTCAGTGATGAAAGAGGAAGGGCCAACCTACTTGATCGAGGATGACCCGCCGCGGATCACGTGCAAGGTCTGCCGGCGCACCAGCTACAACCAGGGCGACGTTGACCACCTGTATTGCGGGAACTGCAACGCGTTCCACGATCCAACGCCGGCGCCGGCGCCTCCTGAGACCCCGAGGGCCCGGCAAGAGCTGCAGCGCGCGCACGATATTTTGTTGAGTGTGATCAAGGAAGAAGTGGAGCTACCGCTCACCGAGGAGCAAAAGAAACTGACCATGGCTTGCGCCAGTGTGCTTTGCTGGTGCCTGGGCCATAATCACAATGACAGCTTTGAACGCAACCTAAAGGCTATCGAGGACGCGGCCGCGGCCGCGGGTTACGAGCTCCGCGATCGGCCGATAGTGGGGCGCAAAGATAGTGCGCCCCAACCAGGGGAAAGCTGATACTGTTAGGGTGTTGGCTCAGAATCAAGAGCGCGGGCGGTGGCATCTAAGCCCACGGGAATTGCAAGTGCTGGAGCTCCGGCGCGAAGGGCGGGCTTACAAACAGATCGCCGCGGAGCTGGGCATAAGCTCGAGCACGGTCAAGAGTCATCTGCAGCGGATCCTACTTAAGAGCGCGACGCTCTCGAGCCTGGCGGCCATCTACCGGATGCAATTGGAACAGGGCGGACACTTGAACGGCCAGGCGCAGCGGCCGCTACCCGTGCACCCGGAGGACAGCGCCCCTGGACAAAAGGGAGTAGCCCTAACGTCCGACGTCCATAAGGCCGACTCGCGCGGACCGCCGCCGCGGGCCACTGTTTCCGCGCAATGTCCGCCCTCACCCAAGACCAGCTCGCCGGCGCCGGCCGTAAATTCCCGGAACTCCTCACCCGACAACAGGCCGAGGCACAGCTAAAGCAGATCGCCCACATGATCGGGCTCCTGGGGTGCGCGGTGGCTTTACGCGATCAAGCGGTGCTCGAGGTTCAGACCAGGCACCAGGCGGTGATCAATTCGTTAAACGAAGATATTCAAAAGCGGACGGCCAAGATCGCGGAGTGGGCCACGCACAACAAGGAAACAGAATTTGGCGAAAGCCAATCCCTGGCAATGCCTGACGGCACGCTGTTCTTCCGGAAAGGCAACCGCAAGCTAGAGCTCCTGGCGGAATGGGACTGGGACAAGGTACTCGAGCGGTTGCTCAAGTTTGATGATACCAGCCAATGGGCGAGCTACGTGAAGCGGGATCCGGTGCTCGATAAAGCCAAGCTCCTGCTGGATACCAAAGGGGACACGCCGGCGCTCCCGCCGGCCAGGTTAAAAACGATCGGGCTCATCATCACACGCGAGGAGCGCTTCAGCATCGAGGTGCGGCCGGGCCCAGACACTTTTCTCGAACAGGGTGCCGCTTAAGCCACTAGCGTGGCGGCCATTGGGAGAACAGAACAACCAAGAGCTTTTATTTTGAATGACGTCGAACGGATGCAAGGAGAGTTGCTTGGGTTGTCGCTCCGGGTAGAGAAACTAGAGCACCTGGCGCGCGCGACGGCCGCGGCCGGCGGTGACTTGAACGAGGCCGGCCGGGTCGCGCAGATTGTGGGTTTCCCCGTCGAAGTGTTGCTCCTGCCCGAACGGGTCGAGCAACGCCAGGCCTTGGCGCTCGAGCTCCGGCGCCGCGGTTGGAGTTTCACGCGGATCTCGCGCGTAATGAATTGCGACGAGAAGACCGTCCGCCGATGGGCCAACGCGGCCACCAACTGAAATGATCCCGCACCTGGTCAACTTCGGGCCCGAGCTCTGGCGCGGCGGCCAACCAGAAGAGCCGGCCGACTGGGAGCACCTGGCCGGCCTGGGAGTCAACCAGGTGATCAAGTTGAATGCGCATTGGGAAGGGATCGACCAGGTGCTGGGCTTGATGAAACTTTTCTATTGTCCGCTCTCTCCGGTGCAACAGGTCTTTACTGAGCCGGACCTGCAGCAGATCCGTGATGCGGTCGCGTTCATTGAGCCGGGCACGTTCATCCATTGCACACACGGCCAGGACCGGACCGGGCTAGTGGTGGGCGCCTATCGCGTGAGCCGGTGCGGGTGGACGAAGGAACAAGCTTATTACGAAATGCTCGAGCGCGGCTTTCATCCGATCTTGCTGGGCCTGGCCAAGGCCTGGGAAGACCTGAACGCTTGAGCGGTGCCCGGACACGGAGCGCGTTGATAGTCGAGAGGTAGGGCGCCGGCAGGGTATAGCAAGGGATCGTGAGTTACTTCCTCTTTTCGCTTTGACCTGTGCGCCTCCCAAAAACAAGCGCCGGCGCGGCCGGCCAGGCCCGAAACCGTCGATCACTTTGGGCGTGGTTAGGCGCGTATCCAAGCGGGTGGGGATGGGTGTTACGCTGGCTTTATCCCTGGCGGCCGAGTGCAAGAGCACGATCAACCTGGACACGTGGAAAAAGGCGCTGGCCGCTCACCCCGAATTTTCCCCCCTATACGAGGGGGGAAAGGGAAAATTCCTCGAGCACGCTTGCCGCCGTTTGGCTGGTGACGTTGATGTTAAATATCTGTGCTGGCTCCTCGAGCGGCGCTTTGCCGATCTGTTCCAAAAACCCGAGCCCGCCGGCGCCGTGGTTAACGTTAGCCAAACGGCTAACCTGGGGATCCCAGCCGACGTCATCGAGCGCGCGCGCGCCATTGCCAAGGAGGACAATGTTAAGTGACGCCGTCGACGAAGGGGAAGCGGTCGCGCAGGCTTTAGCCCGACCATGGACGTACGCGCGGGTTAAGCTGGGCAAGCATCTGCATCCGAAACATGAGGCAGTTTTGCGGGACCTTTACGAGCCCGGCAGCCGGGTAGCTTTCCGATGTGGCAATGAGGTTGGAAAAACCAGCTCCGTGGCGGTCAGCGCGATCTTGCATCACGCGGATGTGTTGAAAGGCCTGGTTGTAAGCACGGCCGGCGTGAAGCGCCAGGTTGAGCACCAGCTTTGGCCGAACCTTACGCTCTATCAGCATCTTTATCCTGGATGGAAGTTTGCCGGCACGTCGATCAAGGACGCGGAGGGCCGCGAGCGTTACTTGGGTTTCACGGCCGCCGACCAGGGAACTTTTCAGGGGTTTCACAACGTCGACGGGCCGCTCTTAATTATTTGCGATGAAAGCGCAGCCATTGCCGACGATATTTTACAAGCGGCCGAGGAGCGTTGCAATCCCACGCGCTTTCTGCTGATGGGTTCACCCCTGGATCCCCAGGGCGTTTTTTACCAGGCGTGCACCACGTTGGCCAAGCATTACAAGCAACACAAGCTAACCCAGGCGGAGTGTACGATCGACAAGAGCGGGCCCGGTTGGGCCGGCTGGCTGGACCCGGCCACCATTCAACGGAAGATCGACAAATGGGGCGCGGAGCATCCCTTGGTGCTCTCCAATGTGTTTGCCGAGTTTTCGCTCCAGGTCGAGAACGCGCTCCTTTCGCTCCGTGAATTTGATGCGTGCCTGGAATCTCCGCCGGAACTGACGGGAGGCCAGCGGCACGCGTTTTGCGACTTCGCAGCCGGCCGCGCCAAGAACGTGCTGGCGATGCGGATCGGGAACAAAGTTTGGATCGATGCCGCTTGGCGAGAGAAAAACACGATGGCAGCGATCGGGGAATTTGTGACCAGGTTAAACCGGTTACGCAGCAAGTACGGGCTGCAGCCCGACGAGGTAGAAGGGGACGCGGACGGACTGGGCATTGTGTTTTGTCACGCGCTCGCGGAGGCCGGCTGGCCGATCCAACACTTTCACGGCAACGCCAAGCCACTAATAAACCCGGAGTACGCCAATCGGATATCCGAAGTCTGGACGGAGGGCACAGGCGGAGTGCGGAAACGGGAATGGATTTTACCACGAGACGAGGAGCTCAAAGGCCAACTGATCAGCCGGAAAGCTTCCCGCAATTCCAAAGGGTTACTGACCATCGAGAGCAAGGAAGACATGGCCAAGCGCGGCCTGGAGAGCCCGGACGATGCGGACGCGACACTTGGCGCCATGGCGCCGTTGCCCCTGGGCAAATCGATCAACCTGGGCGACCTGGCCACCGGCCGGACTTTCCTCGAGCAAGCCTACGAAGAACAGGCGCCGGAGATCCCGGGGGCGAGCTGCTGACCTATGCGCCCGATCACCTACCGCAACGACGTCGATCGCTATGGCGAGCTCCTCACGGAATTGCGCGTGCGCGAGGTGGAGCTAATACGCGCGCAGAGTGCCGTTGATCGAAAGCGCCTGGCTCTTAAACAGTTTGTTCTAGCGGCCGGCGTACTTCAGGACCCATGAAAATCTACCGCGTGCATCGTCAAGACGGCAGCGTCCGCGTGGTGTTTGCGCATGAGTTTGATTGTGTGGATGGGTATTACCGGTTTTTCACCGATGCCAAGGTAGTGCGGATCTTTCGAGAGAACGACGTCAGCCGGATCACCGAGCAGCTCCATCTGGATTGTGTGCACGCAACAGGGAGGAAGCCAAAATGAAGACGCTATTTGATAAAGCCAACGGAGTGATCCACACGCGCCGAGTGTGGGAGCAAAAGCAAAGGCTCTGGTACGAGATGCGGCATGACGGGATCCGGCGCAAAAACAAACCATGGCCGGCCGCGGCTGATCTTCACTTCCCGCTTGTCGATATGGCTATCGGCAAGAGCAAACCCTTTTGGGAGGCCCAGGCGACCAGCAATGAACGGCTGGCGGCTTTTGTCGCGCTGCGCGAACAGCAACAGGCGATGACGACGGCCGCGGCCGACTTTTTCGATTACGAGCTCAAGCAGAATACTAATTTCGAGGTAGAGCTCATCCGCGCGATCGACACGATGCTTATGCGGGGGCGCGGCGCGCTGAAGATCACGGTTGATCCGTTCAACGGTTACAAGCTTGTGCATGAGAGCGTTGACCCGGTTTACATTTTGATGGCCGACGGCGCCGACGATTTCGAGGATGCCGACTGGTTTGTTCACGTGATGCCGCTAACGGTGGGCGCCTACAAACGGAACCGGCGCTACAACCAAAGCCCGGCGGTGATCAAGCGGATCGTTGGCAACAAAGAGCTGTCCGATCAAGCGCAGCTCGAGGGCGTTAAAATGTTGCGCGAGGGGATCAACTACAGCGCCGACCCCAACACGATCATTCTGTTTGAGCATTACGAAAAGACGATGGGCGGCTGGACGATCCACACCTACAGCCCGCAGGCGGCGGAGCTGGCCGGCCCGGACCTCATCCGCAAACCTTTCGGCCTGCCCTACAAGCGCGCCGGCAAGGTCTCAATCAATTTCTACTCGATCAAGACCGAGATTAAGGACAAAGGCTGGTACTCACCCCGCGGCCTGGCGGAACTCAATGCGCCATTCGAATCCTACGCTTGCAAGCTGTGGAACGAAAAGACCGATGCGATGACTTACTCCAACACGCCCGTTCTCACTAGCGACCTGGCGATCCCCAACACGGCGAACATGAAGTGGGCTCCCGGAGAAATTCTGCCCGGCGCGCTGCGCGGCGTGGCGATGCCGCCGCCGGCTTTCAGCTTTGATCAGGAAATGGCTTTTACCCGGTCGGTCTCTGAACAACGGAGCCGGCTGCCCGACTTCGGGATCCAACAGCCCGGCCAGGCCGGCCAAACGGGCAGCGCGCGGACCGCGACGGAGAATAACCGGATCTCGCAATTGCAAACGGTGGGCACCGACTCAGACGGCCGGCGCTTTCGCATGGACCTGGCCGCGATCTATCGGCATGACTGGGCGCTCATTCTGCAATTCAAACGGGAGGCGCTGGCGTACTACACCGGCGGAGAGCTCAAGCAACTTCCGGACGCAGCTTTGCACGATGCCTATTTAATTCTGCCCGACGGCGCGCCGGACCAGTGGAATAAACAGCTTCGCATGCAACGCTCGCAACAGCGCTTTGCGATGTTCAAGGGAGTACAGAGCGTTGATCAAGACTTGCTCGTGAGAGACACGCTCGCGACCGATGATCCCAAGTTTGCGCTCGAGGCGTTCATCCCGACCAACATTAAGGCCGCTAACGAGTCGGAAGATGAAGCCATGGAGATCTCGATTATGCAAATGGGTTTCCCGGCCATGGTCAAACCCGACGAAGATCACGCGACGCGGATCCACATTTTAATTAGCTGGCTGCAGGCACAACAGCACATGGGCAAGCCACTGGACCCGACCGCCAAGCAACGTGTGCAAGAGCACCTGATCATGCATTGGCAATATTTGAAAGCGCTGGACCCCAAAGCAGCGCAGCAGCTCGCCCAACAGATCGCCCAGATGGAGCAGCAAGCCACACAGCCAGGCGCCGGACCTGGCGGGCCGCCAGGCGGGCCAGGCCCGGGCGGACCCGGTGGGCCGCCAAGCGGACCGCCGCCACCGCCGCCAGGACAACAACCGTAAACCTATTTATGAGCAAATTTTTCACTCCGATCGCCGTTGACGTCAAAGCGATTTCGAAACTGTTACCGGAAGGCGCCTTTATCGAGGCGATCCGGTGGAACTCGATCGCCAATCAGATCGAGATGGTCTGGGACCATGGCCCGTATTACACGGGGCTAGATTTCCCGGGAGACTTCGCCCTGACCCACTTGGAAAAGGGGACGGTGCCGGCCTACGTACGCCGGCGTGACGCGCGCCGGCCCAAGCCCGCGCCGCGGACTGACTTGCGGCCAGGCACGCGACCTGGTGCCCGGACACCGAACGCAAAACCTATCGCGCCAAAGGGCAGCGCGGGCGGAAGCTGAGCGTTGATGAAACAAACCCGATCCTTGTTTTCCCGCGTGGGACTGTGGATCTCTGGTCTGTTTGGGGCAGGCTCCCTAGAGTCTGCCCCGCTTTCTATCCACGCAGCCGAGCCGGACCGCGGCGCCATTTGGACCGCCGATCACGCCGCGGACTGGTGGGCTTATTTGAAAAGCCCCGTGGGCCAGGACCTCCTGGCGCGCGGCCGCAAACTGGCGGTCGCTCAATCCGCAATTGCTTGCGCCGATGTGTTCCACACAGCGCACAGCGCCGGAACGGCCAACGGCTGGAACCAGGCTATGACCTGGCTTGAATCCCTTTCGCGTGCTTCGCGCGTTAACGAAGACCCCGAGCCGGGGCGGCCTCAAGCCGAACAGGCAACAGACGCGGACCCGTCCCATGAGCGCGACGAGCTCCGCGAACACTATGCGCCATAACAAACAATGAGTGTAAGCCTCCCCGAAGACATCCTCGGATTGGAAGAAGCAAGCGCCGAATTGGACCGACTAGAAGCCGCCGACGCGGCCGCGGTCGGAACGACCAAAGGCGGGACGCCGGCAGCCAAGCCCAAAGAGAGCGCGACCGAAGTGCAACGCGCGGCACCAGCGGCGGAAGCAGTCACTCCAGCGGAAACAGTTGATCCAGCAAAAGCTAAACCCGGCGCAGTTGCGCCGGCCAAGGTAGAACCCGGCGCCGTGGCGGCGCCGGCGGAAAGTCGATACGCCAAAGCTGTGAAGCGCCAGGAAAGATCCTGGGCTGAACTCAATGCCGAAAAGGAAACCCTCAAGCGCGAGCGCGAGGAGTTTGATCGAGTTAAGAGTGAACACAGCCAGGCGCGTGCGCAGGCGGAGACGGAATTTACCCCGCAAGCGTACGAGGATGCTGCAAAAAAATTCGAGGAAGCCGGCAAGTTTGAACTGGCAGAACTGGCGCGCGACAAAGCGGCCGAGCTGCGCAAGAATCCGCCGGCCACAAAACCCGCGCCCGACAACGAGGAACCGCTCCGCAAAGAGTGGGCCTTAAAGGCCGGCGTGGATTTCCCCGAAGTGGCCCGGAAAAACTCGCCGTTACAAGTGCGCGTTGCGCAGTTGCTACACGACGAGCCGGACCTCAAGAAGCATCCCAAAGGTATCTACATGGCCGCACGACTAGCGGACCTCGAGCAGCGAGCCGCGGGTGTGCCGGGCAAGGATGCTGAGCTGGTGACGCTACGGGCGAAAGTGAAGGAACTGGAAGGGCTAACCGCACCAGGCGACCCAGCGAGCGCAGTTGCGCCCGCAGGAACGCAAACGTTTGAGCAACTGTCCGACACCGAACAGTACGACCAGCTCAACCGGGAAGCGCGGGAACTAGGGCCCCTCCGGTAACCTCACGATCGCCCATTAAAGAAAGTTGAGAACATTATGGGCGCAACAGTTACAACCACAAACCCGGCGGATTTCGCCAACAGAACACAGACCTATTTCAATCCAAAGCTCCTAAAAGCTTTGTTGTTCAACCTGGTCTTGGCCCCTTACGGAGCCAAGAAAGATTATCCGGCGATCGGGTTGACGATCCGTTTCTTCCGTCCGCGCGCAGCTAACAAGAGCTATGTGGGGGCGATCGCGGAAGGCGTGACGCCGGCCAACAAAACAGAGGTAGCCGTCGGCTACGTCGACGTGCCCCTGGCCCAACGCGGTGCGCTGGCTGAGATCACGGACCTAGTGCAGGCCGTGGATCTTTTGGACACCGTCCGTTTGCACGTTGATACGATGGGCGCTGACGCGGCGCTGGACCTGGACACGGTTGTCCGCAATGCGCTGATGACCGGGGTACTGAATAGTAACAACCTTTACACGTACGGCCCGACCAACACCAAGCAAGGTTACTTCGAACGGTTCGCGGGGATCAACAACACCGGTAATTCGGTGGTCGACTTTGCTTCCCTGGTTGCGCTGACGCCGGCCAATAGCAAGCTGACCCGGGCGCGGCATCTGCAGATGCTCACCCAGCTACGCGCCGCGCGCGTCCCGATGATCGGCGGCAAGTACGTGGTGGCGATCGCTCCGGAGGTAATGTCCGACGTTCGCGGGGATGTGGACTGGTTCACGGCCGCCACGCGGATGGCCGACGGCTCCGTATTCAAAAACGGAGAGATCGAGCTGGACGGAGGGGTCTTCGTTCCACACGACAACTCTTTCATCGAGGATGATGTGTACGGGACCTATGACGACCATGACGACGGCGCCGCGGGCCTGGTGTAC